TTTCAATACTCCTATGATAAAAAAAATTATATTATGGGGCTGGGGTGTTTGCAGTGTTTGCGTCAAATGGACCCCAAGGCATTTGCGAAACGTCTTCGATTGGATTCTTCTTGGCATCGATTTGCTTCTGAATCTGCTCATTGACATGATCCCAATATCCACCAGTGACAACTGGCTTGATCCAGCCAAGAACATCTTCTTCTGTCAAAGCGTCGAAGTCAACAAAGTTGTCTGGGTTGACATCTGCTGCCTTGAATGGAGTTGCGCCGCTGAACGTGCCAGAATTACCATCGGCATCTGTTCCAGTGCATTGCCATTGTGTTCCAATTACAACGCCAGTAAGATCTGCTGAATTGGTTTTCTTAAGACCTGTAACTTTCCAAGTATATGTAAGTGCCATTTTTAGTCCTCTAGTCTAAAATTCAATAACAATTATACCGCTATTTTGGCGGTTTGTCAATCTATTTAGGGTTTTTAATCCTCAGTTGCAACAGCATAATATGCTGTTGTTTTCAAAAACTTGTATGCCTGAGTTAAAGATGAGTCGGAAGATTCAGGATCAAATACAAATTTCAACACACAAGGTTTTTCTGGAAGCGCATCATTTAGAAATGCAATTGGTTTTTTCTGGTCATCTCTTGCTTGCTTAGATCCAAAGACTTGAATAAAGATAACCCCAACATATCCTGTCTGTCCTTTTAACGGATCGACGCTGTGGTTTACTTCTGGGAATGGTACAATTCTTTTATGTACCTGCACCTCAGAAATAACATGATATGCATTAGGAATTGTCGCACCAGAATTTGGTAATTCAAAATCACGGATTAATGCCATTCTATTCTCCTAACTTCGCTTTGAGTCTCTTGACTTCTTGAGATAATTCTTTTACTGCTTCTACGAGTAGAGCTGTGATGTTACCATACGAGACACCATATTGATCAACATCTTTACCATAAGTGACAACTTCTGGAATAACTTCTTGCAATTCTTGAGCAATGAATCCCATTTCTAGTTTATTATTGTTATTTATTTTGTTATAGTTTACGCCTCTGATTTTCTCAACTTTATCTAGAGCATTTTCAATTGTTTTAATATTCTCTTTGACTCTTCTATCAGAGTAGGCAACAATGTTACCCGTCGCATAAAGAGCGCCGCTGACATAAACACGATAGCTGCCATCTGTTGTTGAAGTTCCAAGTCCAATTAATCCGCTAGTATAGGTGCCATAAAATAACCAACCATATGATTGAGAATAGATACCAATATCGGTGCTACCTCTACCCATAAACGAGACGTTGCTTGAAATGCTCCATCCTTGCCAGCTATTTACACCAGATCCATAAGTCGAAGCATTTCCGTATGAGTTACCTTCAGCACCTGCTGATCTCAATCCATATCCGTAATCTTGGAAGTATAAACCAGTTCCACCTTGTGGTCTAAACCAGTTGTTAGCATAGACAGCAGAAAGTTGAGAGTTGCCTGCAGGATCTGAATAATATCCAGTGCTATCTGCATCATAAACAATTGTTGAATACAATGAGCCTGTGTTAATATTAACACCGTATAATGCAGAAGTAACCATGTTTACTTGAACTTTCTTTGAAGAAGAAGGTTCTGCTATATCAATAATACTAGTTACTCGATTTCTTCCGTCCCCACCATTTGCACTTCTAACTGTAACATCAAATGAATTCCAGTAAGAAACTCTTGGCCACCAGAATGCTAGATTTCCATTATAGTTAAGAATTTTAGCGTAACTAAATCCAGCTTTACCTAAATGCAAACCACTATAATTAATAAAGGTGTCAGCGTAAATATAACCTTGAATCAAAAAACTAAATGGAGGATCACCAGAATAACTTTTTCCCGTTGCTTCAAGTACAAAAGAATCGCCGCTTGATACGGCAGCATTTATATCTGTTACAACTAATGTTCCACTACCAAAATCACTGATTGAGGCATATCTTGTTGTTACATAATTACCTCTTAGTTGTAAATCATAAAATGCACTATTACTATTTGGATTTGCATAATAACCAGTATCGTTGCTATCATAATATATTGGTGATCGAATATCAGTATTAATCGTCACATAGCCATAGGTAATAGCCATCTGCTGCTGCCAAGAGCTGCCATTATTTGCCCAAAATGTAAGTCCAGGGTCTTGTGCATCAATTGCTCCGTATGCACGAGATCCATTAGTCCACCAGACTGATGGAACATTACCATTACCATCAAAATTTACAACACGAGTTGATGAAAGAGCTGCGATAGTATGAGTAAATGCTGTGCCTGCTGGACTACCATTTCCACCGCCTATTCTGGTATTCGAGTTTGTTACTAAAGTTGCTATATTTGTTGTGCCATTTGGATTAACATAATAAGCAGTATTATCGCTGTCATAATATATTGGGGAATAAAAATTATTATATACTCTTACATGATTATCTCCAGCACCAGCAGAAAATAAAATTGCATCCCCAGAAATATTCCAAATTGAAGTGCCATAATCATAACTTGAATGCGCTCTTAATCTGATACCTGTATAAAAGTGAACATGTAGAGGTTGAGTCCATGCGCCTGCAGGTTTCCCAATATAGTAATCTCTGTTACCTTCAACGTGCAATTCAATACCATGGAATCCAGATCCAGCAATTGTTGCATCACCCAAAACACCACCAATATTTAAAACATTTCCTGTTCTAATATAATAAAGTTGAGATGTGCTATTTGGATTTACATAATATCCAGTATCATTAGAATCATAGAATATTGGTGCTCGAACATCCGTGCCTGTATAAATTATACCGTTGACATGAAGTGTATATGATGCTGATTGACTGTTATTGATAGACATTCTTTTGTTTGGTCCATCAAACCAAGCAATGTTATTGCCTTTACCATCTCCAATATTTGCATTTCGGAAGTAACTAAATCCGTCAGCATGCCCACGATAATTAAGCCAAATGTCTGAACCATCACCAGCATTACTATATCCTGAATTTAATGTGTTTCCATTAGTTGGAGAAAAATACAGTTGACCTTGAAAAATTGCAGCACCAAGATTTGAAGTGCTCGCTGGGTCTAGATAGAATCCAGTGTTGTTGCTATCGTAGAAGATAGGGGCGCGGAAAGAACTGGAAGCAAACCCATTTCCACTGCTATCAACCCAAAGTAATCTGTATCCAGTTTGCGCTACGCTTTCATCGTTAGCGGACGCTAATCTAGCGATAATATACTGACCGCTGAAGTCTGTGTATGGAGTTCCAGCAAACCAACTGCTGCCAGTGCCAAACATGAATATTCCCGCGCCTCTATAGTTGTCATGAGACCTTAAATAAACACGAGAAGCAACATATCCATTTTGACCATCAGCAGCAATATTGAGAGTAGCATATTGATTGCTGGTTCCTGCTGGGTCCATGTAATAAGCGGTGTTGTTGCTGTCGTAAAAAATTGGAGAACGGTGACTATTATCAGCATACGATATGAAACAGCCAGTATGACCGTTGCTTCCGTCGATGTAAGCAACATTTACCCCGTTATATGTGCCGCTGTTTATCCAAACTCGCGAAGTCGTGGTTCCTCCATTACTACCTGCTGCAATATAACCAGAACTAGCAAGTACATGCGAACTGCCAAACCAACAACCAGCCGTGAATGCAGAACCTTGATTGATACGAAGATAGGAATCCGATGTCTCAAACATCGTTTTACCGTTTCCAGACATAGCATTAATGTTGGTCGTAGAAGCACCATCAAAATAAAACGCGGTGTTGTTGCTGTCGTAGAAGATAGGGGCACGGAATGATCCAGAAACTGTTGAGTCACCTGAACTATTAGCAAGTACAACATCATTGTAACTCGAGTATGCACTTGCTGAGCCATAAGACTGTTGCCACAGACGCATTCCAAGTGCGTCTTTTCTAAACATCAAAAGATTATCGCTTCCACCAGAAGAATCACTGTATGAACGGAAATGTAAAAAATCAGCATAAGGTGCATTATTATTATTAGTCCAAGAAGTAAATCCAAATTTTAACCTAGAAGCAGAAAGTTCGCTTGGAGAAATGGTTCTATTGTCTTCAGCAGTTAAAGTAGACGCATCTAGTGTTGTTAATCCACCAGCACCTTGCACACCTTGAGCGCCCTGCGCGCCTGTTGCTCCCTGCACACCTTGAGCACCTTGGACACCCTGTGCGCCTTGGACGCCTTGTGAGCCTGTTGCGCCTTGTGCACCAACAGCACCTTGCACACCTTGTGCTCCTTGCGCGCCCACAGCACCCTGTGCTCCGACAGCACCTTGTGCGCCAACTGCACCTTGAGCACCAACAGCCCCCTGCACTCCTTGAAATCCTTGGAATCCTTGTGCACCTT